GACTATGGTGATGTTGAAATCGCGTCGGAAGTTGGCTGGGATGCTTACAAACGAGTCGTTGATGGCATCATGCGTATGCTTGACTCAACGGGACTTCTTCACGGTTATAGCTTCAATAGTTGGTCTGATGTGATCACCTATGATGAAGCGTTTATCGAAGAGTGGCTGCAATCCCCGCAGACCTCCCTTTATTATTCGCTTCAGGTGATGGGTGATACCCAAGACAAGACTAGTGCATATGCTGCATTGGATGAGTCAGAGGTTGACGATTACCTGGAGTCGATTCTAAATGATCCTGCTCCTGATTGTAATTGCGGCGAATGAACCCCTATCAAAAACTACTAAATCGTAAACGAACCTGGACACCTGTCCAAACAACTGCTGGTAAACTGGCTGAAGGTGCGGAAGAAACTATCTACCGTGCCTTGGCTGTTCGTCATATGGAACTACCAGTTGGAGACTTTATCACTGATGCACTGAAAAATGAAGTACCGAACATGGCGAGGGATCTCCTTCAATCCAATATCAAAGACGAAGAGAACCACGACCTTGCACTCGGTTACATCGCCAACGCTATCGGCGTTGATGAAAAGGCTGAAGCCGAAGCAAAGAAAATTCGGGACGCCTGGATTGCTCATCCAGATCACACGATCCTCAAAGCACTTGTTGCCGAACGTGCGATTTTCTTTGTGCTCCTCCCATTCTTCCGATTTAACGGTGATGCTGGTCTCCGAACAGTAAGCGCAGACATTTCACGTGATGAACAAGTACACGTTGCAGCAAATAGCTTGGTATGTCGTGAGCTTAGTCTCAATTGGAGTCCTTCTTTGGATAAGCTCAGAAAGGCAACCATTAATTGGGTGCTTGAACCTCTAGGTAGAAATACCTCCAATAAATATTTGGACAAAAAATTTTGGCTGGATTCCAGTGATAGTTTGATGTACCAAGGTAAAGCACCTGAGCTTTCTGAAACACGTAGGGCACGGATGCCTGCTTTCTTTGAACATGCCAACCCAAACCTACCCCAGTACGCTTAACCTTCTGGACGTTAAGGGCATGGCTGCTACGGCTATGCTCTCCAAACTAGACGAAACATTTCCACCAACTACACCCACACCTGAAGATACAATGGAAAAAATTATGTACCGATCTGGTCAGCGTAGTGTCGTTGAGTGGATTATTAACTGGTTTGAAGAAAACGATCCGACTAACTTTGATTGATCATGGCTCTTGCACCTTGGGAAAAACAACTATCTAACGAACAGAAAGCAGCTGCAGCGGCTCTTGGAATTAATAACGTCAATAAACAAGACGAACTAACCCGCATCAATAATTACATTGCAGCTGCTCAGAAAAGCCAATCGGATCCGGTCTATCAGCAAGCTGCTAAGAACCTTGGTATCACTAACTACAATTCAGTTAATGATTACGCTCAGGTTGTCAATCGGATGGCCAACCCACCTGCGCCAACAACTACTACTGTTACAAAGCCTTCGATTGATTTAAGCAGCTTCATTGGTCCACAAGGTACCGCCGGTATTCTTGGTCCCAACGCTGTTAAACGTGCACAAGACTATGGTCTTTCCACTGGTCTGATTAAACAGCTAGCAGCTGAGCAAAGTTTAGGCTTCAGTGAAGATGCGTTTAGTGCACCGACACCGGAGCCAACGACTACTGAGACAGCTCCTCCCCCTGTGCCCGAATATCAAGGGCCAACTATGGAGGACTTCTCTGGTTTGATTGAGCAGATGCAGATCCAATCTCAGCAGCAAATCGATGCGTTGATGCAGGGGTTCCAACAACAGGAAGCCCAACGTCTGGCGGAGATCGCTCAGTTGAGAGAAGAACAGCGTAGCATGATGATTAACCAAGCCCGTGCTGTTTCTCCTGCTAACCTTCAACTTGGTATTGGTTACAACCAAAACAAGCTAGCCGGTACAGAAGGATTCAAGGTACGTCCTAAATCTACTACCCCTGCACCTGTTGCCTTTAGTGCACCTACACTGGCTGCAGCAACATCTACACTGTTACCTTCTTTTCTTAACGTCTGATGACCGCTAAAACTCGTTATGACAGATTGTCCTCAGACCGTGCCCAGTTTCTAAACACTGCTAGACAAGCAGCAGATCTTACTCTTCCTTATCTTATCCGAGAGGATGAGGTATACACCAAAGGTTCTATCAAACTTACAACCCCGTGGCAAAGCGTTGGTTCTAAGGGTGTAGTCACTCTGGCATCTAAGTTGATGTTAGCTCTACTGCCCCCACAAACCAGCTTCTTTAAACTCCAGGTAAATGATATTAACCTTGGTCAAGAACTAGGACCAGAGATTAGATCTGAACTTGACTTGTCGTTTGCTAAAGTAGAGCGAACGATCATGGAATCTATTGCAGCTTCCGGTGATCGTGTCGTTGTACACCAAGCACTAAAGCATCTTGTTGTCGCTGGTAATGCTCTTATCTTCATGGGTAAGGATGGGCTTAAGCTTTATCCTTTGAACCGTTATGTAGTAGATAGAGATGGCAACGGTAATGTTATTGAGATCGTAACAAAGGAGACAATCTCGAAAAAAATACTCAAAAAATTTTTCCCCGATTACAAAGAACCACAACCCAATGCCCCAATGGACGAATCAAGGTCCAGTGAGGATGAGGTAGATGTGTACACTCATTGCACTCTAGACAACAATCGTTGGGTGTGGCACCAAGAAATCAACGGGGAAGTCGTGCCTGGATCTCAAGGCAAAGCACCTAAAGAATCAAGCCCTTGGCTAGTCCTCCGCTTTAACCACGTTGATGGTGAAGTGTATGGGCGTGGTCGTGTAGAAGAATTCATTGGTGATCTTAAGTCACTTGAAGCACTCTCCCAGGCAGTTGTAGAAGGCGCTGCAGCAGCAGCTAAGGTGATCTTTACTGTATCACCTTCTAGTACTACAAAGCCTGCTACACTGGCTAAGGCGGGTAACGGTGCTATCATTCAAGGTCGTCCTGATGACATCGGTGTTGTACAAGTTGGTAAGACAACTGATTTCCAAACAGCTTACCAGATGATTGGAACACTTTCGCAACGATTAAGTGATGCCTTCCTTGTACTTACTGTAAGACAAAGTGAGCGAACCACTGCTGAGGAAGTACGTCTTACACAACTCGAACTTGAACAACAGTTGGGCGGTCTATTCTCCCTTCTTACTGTTGAGTTCCTTGTACCTTACTTGAACCGTAAGCTTAGTGTTGCCCAGAAGACTGGTGATATTCCTCGTCTTCCTAAGGGTGATATTGTTAAACCCACGATCGTTGCTGGTATCAACGCCTTGGGTCGTGGTCAAGATCGTGAAAGTCTTGGTCAATTCCTTGCAACCATTGCACAAACAATGGGACCTGAAGCAATTCAAACTTACATCAACCCTGAGGAAGTCATCAAACGCTTGGCTGCAGCTCAAGGTATTGAAGTATTGAATCTTGTTAAGAGTATGCAAGAAGTTCAGCAACAGCAACAAGCCGCTATGCAACAACAAGCACAGATGGCTATGGCACAACAAGCTGGACAACTAGCACAAGTTGAGCAACGTCGTGAACAAGCGGCTGGAGAAATGGCTCAACAAATGATGCAACAACCACCACAAATGTAACCACCACTCATGAGTGAAACTCTAACTTATAACGAAGCACCTGCTGAACAAGGCGAACTTAATGCAGATGAGCAGGACTCCCTGGCTGTAGCTGAAGCTAACGAAGCTGAACAACAACAACTACTGGCAGGTAAGTTTAAAGATGCTCAGTCACTTGAGCAAGCATATCTTGCCCTTCAAAAGAAACTTGGTGAACCCCGTGATGAAGTACAACAAACCGATGAAGCCGAAGCCGGTGAAGAAGCCGACGAAGAAGTAGAAGAACCTGAACAAGAGCCTGAACCTGAGGTTCTCACTCAAGAACAAGCTGATCAGCTGTTTGAGATGGTGGGAGGTAAGAAAGCCTACAAGTCTATGATTGCATGGGCTGGGCAAAACCTCTCTGAAGCTGAGATCAAGATGTATGATGCAGTGATGGGTCGTGGTGATCCTAGTGCTATCTTCTTTGCAGTTCAAGCACTTTCCAATAAGTACTCTGATGCTGTTGGTAAAGATGGTAAGCTGCTGACTGGACGTGGTAGTAACGAATCCGTTGAGACCTTCCGCAGTCAAGCTGAGCTTGTACGAGCAATGAGCGATCCCCGTTATGATAACGACCCTGCTTATCGTCAAGACGTGATTCGTAAGCTTGAGCGTTCTGACCTTGATTTTTAAACCACTTATTATTATGACTGATCATCCTTACGGTATCCCCCACAACGAACGTGCTGAACGGCTGAATGGACGCCTCGCTATGCTTGGTGTTATCGCAGCTATTGGTGCGTATGCTCTTACTGGTCAACTGATTCCTGGTATCTGGTAATGCCTCTTAAGAAGGGTAAATCACAAAATACAATCTCGGCTAACATTCGTCAGCTAACTATTGAAGGTTACCCTTCTAAGCAGGCAGCAGCCATTGCCTATAGTAAAGCTGGTAAATCTAAGAAGAAAAAGTAATGGCTAAACCTGGACTCTACGCAAACATCCACGCTAAACGGATGCGTATCAAACAGGGTAGCGGTGAGAAGATGCGTAAGCCAGGTTCGCCTGGTGCACCTACTGCTGCCCAATTTAAGAAAGCAGCAAAGACTGCTAAAAAGTAGTATTGGTAGATCCGCTTATACTACGCGTGTATTGGCGGATTTGAAGGAGCAAGCAATATAAAAGTTCTTCGCTTTATTATCATGATTCCTATTCTAACTACTCTGTCAGTCATTAGCTCTTGGTATGGTCCTAACTTCCATGGGAACCTTACTGCTAATGGAGAACGCTTCAATCAACATGCGCTAACTGCTGCTCACAGGTCACTACCATTTGGTACACGCCTTAGGGTATGTTTCAAACAGTGTACCACTGTGAGAGTTAATGATCGTGGACCGTACTACGGTAACCGCTCATTGGATATTAGTAAAGCTGCTGCTGATCGAATTGGTCTGACTGGCTCTGGAGTTGGACGTGTAAAAGTAACTAGACTTAACTAAACTCAAATGACAACTGCTATTGCAGCTCCCCGCTCTCAGGAGAACACTTGGGAGCTTTTTTGTAACTGGGTCACTTCGACCAACAACCGTCTTTATCTCGGCTGGTTTGGGACACTGATGATTCCGTGTCTGCTGGCAGCTACCATTTGTTTTATCATCGCCTTCATTGCTGCCCCTCCGGTAGACATTGATGGTATTCGTGAGCCTGTTGCTGGCTCTCTTCTTTATGGAAACAACATAGT